TTCTTTGAATGGTTCACAAGTAAAATCACCTTCTGCAAAATATACAGGTGCATTAATATCTAATGATAATTGTGCCTGCCATTTAGAATTACTTAATATACCTATAATATCTATACATATTTGTAATACATCACTATATACTTCTTGTTCATTACTACCATCAGGTTCTACTAAGTCCATTATAAACACTTGAAAGTTATATACAAGTTCAGTCCTTCTTGTTGTTACATTTACAGGATTTAAGTGCATTAATGGATATAGTGTATTTTTTTCTAAATCTATATCAAATATATCACCTACTGTCGTTGTACTTATTTGTAAATGATTTGTACCTAAATTTTTTAGTGTATCTATTACGTTGTTATAAGTCTTATTATTAATTGCCATTTATTTTTACTTTTGTTGTACTTTCTAAATCTGTTTCATAACTAAGCCATGTAAATGCTTCTAATAAATTTAGTTTAGTTATTGTTTCTAATTTACTTATATCTCCATTACACAATCTGTACATTATGCCAAAGTAACCCCATTTTTCTGCAAAACTTTGTCCTTTATCTCCTTCTGCACTCGTATCATAGCTTGCGTTAAATATAATGGCAAAATCTTCAGTAATTCGTTTCCTAAATGATAAAAAAAAACCATAGCACCCTGTACATCTTCTGCTTTCATCTTTTTAAACAATTCCGACCTGACATCAATATTACCGCTATATGCTTCAATACTATACTTATCATTTCTTTGTTCTACTAATGGTCTATATAAAACTGCCATAATTTGTGGCATAAATTTCTCTACACCTAATTTTATGTAATGTTCTATATCTGCCCATTCACCTAATGTTATATCTTCTAAATTAGGATGAAAACCAAAATCTTGATCTTCTACCTTTATTATTCTTCTTAACTTGCTTTTAGATAGTTTTTGTAATTCGCTTAGTTTTGTAAGTATTAATGCAACATCTTGTATTCCTAACTCATTTATTAACTTCTTAGGTATATCTGATAATGCACTTATTGTTTCTAATGCTTCTTTACTTCTACTACCTTTGTGTAAATTTACTAACTTAACCCACTTTTCAACTGTAACATCTGACCAGCTCTTTATTAAGTTAAAAGTTTTTACCTTACCTTTTTTCCTAACATTTATTTTCATAATTATATATAGAAAAAATTAATATTTAGTTTACTGTACAAAATACCTACCATAATTAGGATTGTCTAAATGATAAATTACGTTGTATCTTATAGCATCAATAGCATGATTGTAAGAATCTACATATAGCTTAGAACCTTTATCTGCATATACATAGTTGTTAAGTTCTTTAGCTATATTAGTTGATTCAGGACATACAACTAATTCATAATCTTGTATTCTAGTTATACCACTTTCTATTGTACCTTTTTTTACAGGTTTTATGTTTACTCCTAAGTGTTTTAAATCTTCTATTAATCTAGGTTCTGCACTATCAGCTATTATAAGTTTATTATCTACTTTATCTAATACTATCTTAGCTAATTCATGCGACTTTAAACCATTCTTGTATATATGTTCTTTGACATACATTTTCTTTTTCTTTTTGTCAATAGCCACTTCTATTAAACTATCAGGATCAACACTAAACCCAAAGTCCATACCACAAGAAGTTTGTAGTCCATCGGGATTAAATTGTCCTATTGTCCAATTATCAAACACTACACCCTCTGCTTTATCTAACCAACCACCAAGTATTTTATGCTTATACTTTTTTATATTACGTTCTTTTATAGTCCTAATACGCTCTAAGAAGCTCTTAGATAGATTATCTATGTTGTCTAGGTATGTACTATGAATATAACATACATTGTCTTTAACGCCATTAAAACCAGCTTGTACGCCTTTATCTTGAAAAAATCTATTGTATATCCAATGCTCTTTAGTAACAGGATTTAATATTAATATAATTCTATTTTGTACATCTTTTTCTCTAATACTTAAATCAATAGTATCAAATATATCTTCATCAATTAGTTCTTCTGCTTCATCTAATACCCAACATGATATACCTTGTAATGATTTTAAACTTGCAGTTTGATTACCTGCTGATGTCTTTATTCCTCTAAATAGTATATCTGATTTATTACTTAGATTTAATACTTCTGCTTTGTTTACACTAAATATATTTTCAAAACCAAGTAATGTTATTTTTTCTAAAAATTCAGGTATAATAGATAAATGTGCTGATACCATTGTATATCTTGTAAACAATACTCTAATGTTTTTGCTCATTGTTAGTAATGTTAGAAATACTGTTACTGCAAATGATTTACCTGATCCTCTACCACCTGTAATTATAAAGTATCTAGCATCAGATTCAAATAGTTCTTTATATTTATTGTTCAGTTTCAGTTTCTACAAAGTTTATTATAGGCATATTAATACTTTCATCATTTGTAGTTACATCTACTCTTTGTTGTGGTTTACCATAAAAGTATTCGAAAAATAACTTTACTGCCCATTGTTCTTTTTTTTCTAATCCTTGTTTTAAAGAATCTAATGCCATATTATTCATAGGTGTTAAATTCTCTATTAGCTTTTGTTCTTCTGATTTGCTTTTACGACCAGCACCTTTTCTAGCACCTCCATTATTTATTCGTTTATCCATAATTGAAAAAGATTGATTAATCAATTCTATACTATATAATAGAAATTAAAACAATTTATTTTGTACTTTAATATTTTTTATTCTTTTATTACTTAATTCTACATAATCAGGATTTATATCAAAACCTATAAAATTTCTATTGCTTTCTACACAAGCTAAAGCAGTTGTACCACTACCCATAAAACAATCTAAAACTAAATCATTTTCTTTAGTAAAATGTTCAATACACATTTCAGGCAATTTTTTTGGAAAAACTGCTGAATGACCTTTACTTCCTTTATCAACAGGAAATTTAAAAACATTATGTGTATATTCTTTTGTATAGTATTTATTTATTGGCATTTTACTTAAAACAAAAATATATTCAATAGCATTTGTTAATCTATTTTGCATTGGTATTGGATTGTTTTTATGCCATATAATTATATCATTTACAAAATATCCTTCTTTTTCTCTTAATCTATTCAAAATATCAAATGGTCGCATCACACCTGTTTCTCCATAACTAAAACCTAAATTTAAACATATTACACCACTTTCTTTTAGTTTAGGTTTTAACTCTTTAAATACATCTTGTATAACATATAAAGGTTCTCCTATATCAGCAGTATAATGAAAACCTGTACCTCTTTGATATTTATGTGATGAATTGTAGTAAGGTGGAGATGTAATAATACAATCTATACTATCATCTTGTAATTCTTTTGCTAAATCTATACAGTTGCCATTATAAAATTTATTTATTTTCATAAATCTAATTTAATATTATTTTTTTTGCAAAAATGTTTTATTCTGTTTACTGCTTCCATTATACCTTTACCATAATTTTTTTCTTTGCTGCTTCCAAAATTAATTTCTTCTTCAGCTTCTTGTTTTAATTCTTGTAATAAATCTTTCATTGTTTTCATTTTAATTATATTCGTTTGGTAACATTAATCTTATATTTAATTCACTCAAAGCCCATATACGTATATTTTCTGCATATATCTCAAATGCTTTAGTATTCATTCTTGCAGTACTATTTACTGTTTGTAGTCCTATTGTTTTATTGTTTACTTCTATACTTGACCACTCACATGCAAACTTGACCTTTAGTGTATCATGCATTTCATCATTAAAATAACCAAGTTCTTCAGCTAATACTTGTACTATACATTTCCAATAATAATTATTCTGCATCATTGATCTATTGTTTTTTTGTTTCTTAACCTCAACTACATAATCATTACCTAATTCTTTAAGATAGTTTATCAAACTTTGCTTATCTTTATTGTCCTTTATTACAAACTTCATTATTTAAAATCTTCATTTACACCTCTTTCTCCTATTAGTTTTTCTTTTGCACTATCCCACAACATATCTCTTTTTTTGCTTAATGTAGGTTCTGTTCTTATTAGATCAGGCATACCTTCTACTATTTCAC